GCTATTGCCAATATCATCGCAGGCATTGATATTTTTCTGTCTGCACAGGCTGCAGTTTCAGTGACGCCGAAGATTTTGATTACCCCTGAGTTTTCCGAAGATGACGGTGTGGGTAAGAAGCTGGAATCGGTGGCCACGCAGCTCCGGGCCGTGACTTATCTGGATAGTCTCTCGATGGCCACACCTGCCAGTGTTATCCAGCGCCGCGCACTTTACGGTGAGCGCGTTGAAATTCTGCGACCACGTCTGAAAGTCACAAATGATAAAGGCGAGAAAATCTATCGCCCCGCTTCTACTTACACTGCCGGACTTCGCTCCCGTATTGATGATGACCTGGGTTGGTGGTGGTCAAAATCAAATCAGGCGATGTACGGTTTTGAAGGACTTGAGCAGATCGACAGCTGGTCAATCGGTGATGAAAACACCGTTGCCAACCAGCTCAACATGAACGGCGTCAGTACCATTATCAATTACGGTGGATTCCGACACTGGGGTAACCGCAACTGCAGTATCGATCCCTTGCGCTGGTTTGAGGTGGCAGTGCGAACCGATGATATCTTGCGCGATTCTATCCAGTCCGGGCTTTTCCCCTATATGGATCGGCCACTGGATATCATGCAGGCAAACGACGCGGTGGCATCCGTGAATGCTTACCTGAAGGAACAGACTGAACTGGGGGCCATTCACGGTGGCACGGCGTGGCTCGACGACGAAATTAATACGGCAGAAACCATTATTGCAGGTCATCTGTATATCGATTATGACTACGGTTTCAAATCGCCAACCGAGCGTATTACCTGCCGTGTTCGTCTGAATCCTAATTATGCTAAAGGTGGCGCACAATGAGTAAAACATTTTTAACCCGCTGGGCGCTTTATTCCGAAGGCTCTCATGTAGCCAATGCATCGGAATACACGCCGCCGGCACTCGGAATCACAGAAGCTGAGTTTCGTGCTGGTCACATGGATATGCCACTGGTTCTCGATGATGGTATGGAGGCGATGAGCGTCACTATCAAACTGGTAGGGGCCGATGAGCGAATTTTGTCGCTGTTTGGCTTCCAGTCTGGTGGTAATCCTCGTTTTGTCGTCCGTGAGGGATATGTCTCCGGAAAGAGCAAAAACCTCCTTGAGGATAAAATGGAGGGGTTAATTACCCGCTATGAATCCGATGCCAGAACGGAGACCGATCGTGCCAAAAGTGGCGTAACCATCACACTGCGCCCTTCTTTATATTCGCGAACCATCGACGGGAAAGAGGTGATTTATATCGATGCTATTAATGGCGTGCGGCGAATTAATGGTGTTGATCAGTTTAAAGAAATCACAGATTTTGTGATGGGTAAAAACCTGTAATTCATTCCAGTTATCGGTCATTAATGGGCGCTCAGGCGCCCATTTTATATTTAAGGGCTTTTAAATGACATACCCGGCAGAAGTGAAAATTATTACGCTGTATACCCCTATTAAGGATCAGCAGGGAAATGAACTGACGTGCCTTTCTATGCGTGAGCCGAAAGTATTTGATCGTCTGAAATTCAGCTATTTGACATGCTCCGAAGATGAAAAGGATTTAATCATGATTTCTGATTTATGCGGACAGGAAGCAGATGTTCTAAAAGGATTGACGATTGCCGATTACAAACAGCTTGAGGATCAGTTTGTCGTTTTTATGGTTCCGCCACAAAAACGGGCGGCATTGCTGAAAAAAATGGGATATCAGAAAGAGAAATCCAGCGGGCAATAATTAAATTGTCCCTGACCATGCAGGGATGGCAACCCTCTGAAATTACCAATTTACCTTTCCGCGTATTTGTTGATTTCTTATCTCTGACAAGGAAAAAGTAATATGGGTGTAGTGTCGAGTAATTTCAAAGCTACCGTGACTTTCGGTGGTGTCGTCTCAAATAGTTTCAAAAGTTCGTCAAAAACGCTCACGGAAGGGATCACTGACGCTGAAATGGCAGTTGCCAGACTGACTAAAAAGCAAGAAGTCCTGGCACAGAAAATCAAAAAAGGCACGCTGGCAGGCAAGGATGTGAGCCGGCTGAAAAGAGAATATACGGAGCTTGGAAGAAGTATTGAAGAGGCGAACAGGGATGCGGAACAGCTCAATCGTACGCTGAGAATTCGTCAAGCCTTGACCGCGCCGCTGAGAGGTGCTGCCGGAATTGGTAAAGCAGGGCTTGGAGCAGCCATGTCTGGGGCTGGTCCACTTTTCGGGGTAGCTACAGGATTAGTCGGAGGAGCGCTGGCCATCAATGCTACTACAGCAGAACAGGCTGGTGTGGCGAAGGGATATGGCGTCAGCCTGAATAAGTTCAAAGCCTGGGATGCGGTAGGAAAACAGATTGGGATGAATGGAGAGGCATTCGGCGATCTTGCTGAAGAGCTATCCAATAAAATCGGTGAGTTCAAGGCTCTCGGTGAGCAATCTTCCGTCAGTGACGCTTTTACAGGGTTGGGGATAACCAGTAGTTCACTCACTGGAAAGACAAACGAAGAGCAGATGGCGCTCATCCTGAACCGGGCGCTCGAAGTGAAGGATGAGCAGGTTGCCCGCTCAATGATTGACATGGTACTGGGTGGGGAGGGCAACAAAATACTCGCGTACATGAAGATGTCAGGCAAAACGTACGAAGAGCTGATGTCTGCACAGGAAAAGTACATCCTGACGACCAAAAAGGGTGAAGAAGGAGCTGTTAGTGGCCAGATGGCTATGTCCAGTATGTGGACAGCATTAAGCAGTGCAGCACAAGAAGTTATAGGCACACTGGCTGGTGACCTGGCACCATCAATCACGAAGTATGCAGATGAGTTTTCTGCCTGGTTCTCAACGGGTGGGAAAGAAATTCTGGTTAACGGGATTACCAGTTTCGCAATATCAATCAGCGATTTTTGGACAAATCAGCTCAGCCCTGTCCTGTCAGCATTATGGCGTGGGCTTCAGGTATTAGCCGAATTTATTAATAAAAATTTTGCTGATTATGAAACTGAGTTTACCAGGACAAGTGATATGGGAATAATCCGACAACTTGCCAATGAAGAATGGGATCGTCTAAATCCGAATGCTTCGATGTTTGATCGAAAGGCTATGCGCGAGAAAAAAGCGCATGAAGATGAGCAGGTGGCCAGAAAGCAACGTGAATTAGATCCTATCTATATTAATGAGCTCCAGAAAGCCCAGGAACGACCCTTATCCATTGACGAACGATTCAGGGCGGTCACTACGTTCGAAACTCCGGTGTTACCAAAAGGAGGGGCGCTCGGTGTGACCCCACTGCAACAATTCCCTATTAGCGTCACCGTTCAGGCTGCATCAGGCGATGATGCCATGACCATAGGGAAAAATGTGGGAGAGGCTGCCATTAATGTCTTCAAATTAAGTCTTGGTGACAGCGGCATCATGACACCACCAACGCTCGGAGGATGATATGTCGTCACAATTAAAAAGCTGGTCTGTCTGGCATCGTGGACGGCATATCACTAACGCCGTGGAATATCGGGCACCAGATTTAGTGATTAAGACATCGGAGTATTTTGCGGGTCACATGGACGGCCCACGAATTACTGATGATGGTATACAGCCATTAATCGCCGGCCTGAGGATCCGTGGCGCTAATTTTGATGATCTTGCCGCCATAGGATTCAGACCTTTTATCAGCACAAGACTTGTTATTCGTGAAGGTTATCTTGGTTCCGGCGGGGTTTCGGGTATTGAAGATGAAGTCGAGGGATTTATATCAAGAAGTTCTTCCGACCCAACGGGAAGTGCTGGGCGTGCGAATAAATCAACCTCACTAGAAATAGCGCTCAGTTATTACAGGCGCTCAGTAAACGGAAAAGAGAAGGTACTGTTAATACCAGGCGAAGGCGTAAGGCGGATAAATGGTATCGATACGCTTAATATCGTTTCATTAATGGTTTATCTGAGTTCAGTTCCTGGCGGTATTGATGGCATCGACTTCAGGAGTTTGACGCTATCTGATTTGATCGGGGAGGGTTTTTGATGGATATTTTTGGCCTGGCAAAGGTCGCGACCGGTGATGCTTTTGCCCTTCTTGATATTGGCGTAAAGCATAATTTTAAGACGATGATGACCCTCGGTGATTTTAATTTCAATATCGATGATGCGACCTATCAGAGCATCCAGCGGTCATTGTCCTGGCGCTGGGTGGAGCAGCAGCGTTTTGGCCAGCGTGACAGCCTTCAATACACAGGAAAGTCCACACCGACAATCTCTTTTTCAGGTGAGGTGTATACGGATAATCGCCGGATATCCCCCAAAGTAAGTAAGATGTTTGTAGGTACTCAACCGGTCAATGAACTGAGCCTGCTGGGTGATGTGACCACACCAAAACTCCTGATATCCGGTACAGGTGAGATTCTGGGGTATTGGGTGGTATCTGAGTTCTCCGATACGGCAGACAGGTTTTTAATGGCTGGAATGCCCAAGCATCAGCAATTTACGATGGCGATAAAATATTATGGTGACAATATATATAACCCGTGATGGTGATATGCTTGATGAAATATGCTGGCGGTTTTACGGAGATACGAAAAACTTAATTGATGTATTCAATGCTAATCCCGGGCTTTCTGATCTCGGAAATTATTACGAGGCTGGCATTGAAATAAAACTCCCCATCATTGCTGAAGAACCCACAATATATACCCCGTCGTTATGGTGATCCCATGAATAACGTTAATCCCAGTTTGCCTACATTTTCATTAGTCGCTGAAGATAAAAATATTACTCAAGAGGTCGCAAAATATCTCACCGACCTGACATTGACTGATTACGGGGCAACCGGAGACGATCCTCAATCAGACAAGCTGACTATCAACCTGGTTTCACCGACGATGATGCTGCCATCAAAAGGTGCAAAATTAAAACTGGCTATCGGGTTCGATGAGTTTCTGGTGGAAAAGGGGACTTTTGTTGTTGATTCAGTCTCTCTGCAGGGACCGCCGCGAGCCATCACTATCAGCGCGCTGGCTGTGCCCAGTAGCAACACACTGCATCCGTATAATATGCAGAGCCAGAAAACTCGCTCATGGGAGAATGTCAGTATTGGTGAGATTGTCAGAACCATTGCGGCAGAAAATGGACTTTTATCCAGCATATCACCGGAGCTTAACAACCAGATGCCCGGGCATCTTGATCAGCTCTATGAAAACGATGCTGAATTCCTGGCAAAACTGGCGCGGCAATACAACGCTATCAGTAAAGCGACAGGCGGATATCAGGTCTTCATGGTGCAGGGGACAGGAAAGTCAGCCAGTGGTAACCCATTACCAGAAGTGACCGTAACCCCCTCAGGGAGGACATACTGGCAGTTTGCGCACCGCAGTAAAGCCAGTACTCCTTCAAAGACGGCGGCAGGAAATGGTGGCACTCTGCTGGTACCCTATATCGATGCGCAGAAAGGAGAACACAAAGTACTGAGGCATGGCTCCGGGATGCCCGAAATACCGTCTGGTTTTACACAGCCCAGTCGTCAGGCGGCGGAGGCGTTTATACGGTCACGACAGCAAGAGGCAGAGCGAGTCGCCGCGAACACCAGCCAGACAAAGTCAAAGCCCGAACCTGACTACCTTATTTCGATGTCCAT